GGGGTACTACTGGAGGCGGCACTACAGGTGGTGGTACTACAGGTGGTGGTACTACAGGTGGTGGTACTACAGGTGGTGGTACTACAGGTGGTGGTACTACTGGAGGCGGTACTACAGGTGGGGGAGACGGTACAGGTACAGGAACAGGAACAGGTACAGGAACAGGTACAGGAACAGGTACAGGAACAGGGGACGGAAGTGGTGATGGCAGTGGTAGAGGGTCAGGAATGGGTATGGGGCTTTTGCAGTTGTTGTCAGCCCCCGATGCGTTAGGGCAGCGAGTTGATGTAAAGCCGCCAGACCCAGCAAAAATAGACTATTTCTATGATTTTGATAGTATATTTGCTACCCCTAGACAAGCTTCGTTGTTTCCTTCGCCGTATGCTAAGATGCAACAACCGAGGCAAACACCGTCAGGATTTGGAGAGTCATTGGGGTTAGGTAATATTTTTGCTCCACCTGCGAATAATCCACAACAACTTGTTAGACGAGCAAAAGGTGGGTTAATAGATACGACAACTAATGATTTGTTACGAATTGTTGGAGGTAAATAGTAATGTCATGGTGGGATAATTTAGTTGATTTTGGGGGAGATCTTTTTGATACAGGGTTAGATTTTTTTACTAGCCCCAAAGGTTTAGCTTATTTAGGTGGTATGGGTCTTAGTATGGGTAGTTTTGGGGAAACTAAAATACCTCAAACAGGTTATCAAGGCGGCATACCTGACTATCAAGTTGTTAGAGAACGTGTCCCTATGCAATACGATCCTAACAGAAGGCCCGGAAGTATGGGCCAGCGTTATTTTTCAGACGCTATTTTTGCTCAAGCCCCTGAAGATAGAAAACCTATGACTGTAGAAGAGGCTAAAGCTAAAGCAGCGGAACAGTTAGCAGGTTTAGCTTCTTTAAATACAGGTAATAGAGAGGCTACACGCCGTCCTATATACACTACTAATACTATGGCTTCTTCTAACCCCGCTTCTGCTGTAATTAATACCATGCCTGTTGATACTGGTGAAGAAGATGAGATACAGACTACGGGTAATCGAACAGGTGGTGTTGCAAATATGTACGGAGGAGGCATAACTTCTTTAAATAAAGGCCGATATCTTGGTGGTATGACCGATGGTATGGCTGATAAAGTTCCTGCTAGTATTAATGGAACCCAACCTGCTGCATTAAGTGACGGAGAGTTTGTTATACCTGCTGATGTGGTAAGTCATTTAGGTAATGGTAATTCCAATGCAGGGGCTAAACAATTAGATCAAATGATGTCTCGTGTACGTAAAAAACGTACAGGTAATGCTAAACAAGGCAAACAAATTAAACCTAATAACTTTTTACCCGCGTGAGGTAGATTATGAGTAATGGCACAGACGTACCTACAGATCCGGTAGCTGGAAAAGCAACGGGCAGCGAATCTTCTCTTTCTAGTTGGGCTGGCCCTTATGTTACCGATATGTTGGGTAAAGGAGCGGCAGCAGCAGATATGCCGTATCAGGCATACCAAGGGCCACTTACTGCTGGTACTTCTGCATTACAAGATACGGCTTTTCAAGGTATTGGAAGTTTAGCTGTACCTACTGGAGCTATGGGTGCTTTTGATGCTACTGCGGCACAAAATTACATGAACCCCTACTTACAAGCTGCTTTACAGCCACAACTAGCTGAAATGAGAAGACAGTCAGAAATAAGTGGTTTAGCTGATACAGCTAGGTTAACCAAGGCAGGAGCTTACGGTGGTACTCGCCAAGCCGTTATGGATGCAGAAAGAGACCGTGCATTACAGGCTAATATTGGAGCAGCAGCAGGTGCAGGGTATGCAAAAGCATTTGATAAAGCGGCTGATTTATTTGGTAGGGACAGAGGGTATGGACTTCAAGCACTAGCCGCACAACAAGCAGCGGGTAGAGAACAACGTGCGATGGAACAAGAAGGTATATTAGCTGATCGTGCTCAGTTTGAAGAAGAAAGAGATTTCCCATATAAGCAAGCACAATATATGCAATCACTACTACAAGGGCTTCCCATTGAGGCTCAATCTGTATCTTACGCTCAACCTAGTAATTTAAGTAGGCTATTAAGTGAAAGCGGCGGTATTCTTAAGTTTCTTGAAACATTAGGTCTTGGCGGTGGCGGTGGCGGTAATGATGCTGGTGGCGGTGATGATGCTGGTGGCTCTGTAACATTTACCGATCCTGAAACCGGAATAACCTATGTAGACGGGGTGCCCCAAACATGATTCCTATAGATAGACAAGTACAACAGACTATGGGGGCTTTTAGAGGCCAACCTGACAAGCTTATGCAGCGTTATAAGCAGGGTAATAACTTAATAGATCTTCTTGCTTTACAACAAATGAAGTCCGATATGGATGCGGTTAAGCAACAGATGGTGCTGTCCCAACAGCAAATGCCGGGAACTATTAGAGAACAACGTGAGCAAGAAGTACTTGCTGGCTATAAAGAAAAAGCAGGGCGACAAGTCGGTGATGTTGCAAAAAATACGGCTGGGTTACTTAACCAAAGGCAAGCTTCTGTTAACGCTAATATGCAGCGTCAAGGTATTACGCAGCAGCCAACCAGAACTGCTAGTAATGGCGGTCTAATGAAGATGGCGGGTGGTGGCATTGTTGGGTTTGCTGAAGGTGGAGTAACTACAGAAGATCTTAGAGATTTAAATATAACTCCAGAGCGTTGGGCAAAATTGTCTGAAGCAGAAAAACAACAAGTATTAGCAGTTTTAGAAGATTCAAGAAAAGCTCTTACTAAACGAATAGCTAGAGGAGTACCAGCAAAACTTTCAGATATATTTCAAAGTCCGGGTAGAGCATTAAGTAATATAGGCGAATATATAGCCACTTCTGATATAGGTAAAGCTTTTGGTCTTTCTGACCCTCTTGCAGAGTACGAAGGCACTAGTTTGTCTAAAGATTTAGATGAAGCAATCGAAATAGCATCTCAACGCCCTTCTACAATAAAAGATATTGATGCTGCGGTAAATGTATTAGCTTCTAAAGAACAAGGCGCAGAAGCAGGGCCACCTATACCTAAAGATTATGAAGCACTTACGCAAGATCAAGTAAAGAAAATACAGCAAGATAGAGAAGAATACGATCCAACCGAATTATTTAAAACTTTGCAAGCGCAAGGAGTTACTCCTCCTGAACCCCCTAAACCCCCTGCTAAAGATCCTAAAGATCCTAACGCTGCTGGTGCAAGTGCAGGATTAGGGTCGCTTAAACCGCCAATACCCGAAAAGGAAGAGTTTGATCCCGAAGCAGTGAAAACAAAAGTAAATCCAATACTAGACGCATATGGGTTAGGCGGGGTTGGAGGTAAGACATTTACTGATGCACGTAATGAAGCTAGAGCAGAATCTGATACATATTTAGATAGAGCGGGCGTAAAACAAATAAGACGAGACCAACTTGACGAACTTGAAGCCCTTAAACAAAAACAACTAGATCCTGAAACTTTAAAAAGAGATAACTTATTACGGGGCTTAATATCAGCAGCAGGGGGCGGTAATTTTGCTGCGGTTGGACAAGGTATATTTAATGCCGAAGACGCTCAAGCTGTACAAGAACGAAACTTCTTAAAAGAGAAATTTGGTATACAAGATAATCTTTTAACTACAGATTTAGAAATAGCTATGAAGGGTATTGATTCTGGTAACCAAGCTATAGACATATTAAGTAAGCAACAACAAGCCGCAGCAAAAATAGTATCGGATTTTAGTGTTGAAGAAATAAAAGATATAAGAGAACGGTCTAGGCAAAAATTTGAATCAGGCCAAAACGAAATTGCTAATAAGCTTAAAGAAAGAGAAATAGATGCACTTGGAGAATACAGAAAGGCAGTTACAGATAACCAAAAACTACAGGTATTAATAGAGCAAACAGGAGAAATATCTACAATAATGTCTACAGCCGTAGAAATGGATGCTCAACTTGTTGCTTTAAGAGCAGAAATAGAAGAAGATCCTGACGATCAATCTCTTAAAGATGAATATGAAATTTTATTAAAACAAAAACAAATTGAAGTGTTTGATATGATTAATATGTCAGGTCTTTTTGATCTTGTAGACCAAATAAAAACTGATCTAGGATATGCCGCGGGTTCAGCGGGTGCTAGTGGGTTTGGCTCCATAACACGAACAAAATAAGACACTATTATGCCTACATACTCTGTTGCTGGGCCAGATGGAAATACATATAGCATAGAAGGGCCAGAAGGTGCTACTCGTGAACAAGTAATTAACGAAGTAATAAGACAATTACGAGAACAAGAACGAGAAGAAGAAAGTAGGCAACGACAAGAACGATTAGCTGATATTAGAGAAAGTAGGCGGGGTTCTGTATCTCGCGGTCTTGATATTGGCACAGACCTCATTGCACAAGCTACAGGATCAAGCTTAGAAGGCATTGGTAGTCTTTTAGGGCTTGAAGGGCTTGAAGAATATGGTGCTGAAGTCGCACTAGAAAACGAAGCTGACATCCAACGTAAATCACGTTACCAAACCCGTTTTGATGATATTGAAGGTGTAGGAGACTTTGGCTCTTACTTAGGTGGCATTGCTGCGGAAAGTGCTCCTCAAATGGGTGCTGGTCTGGCAGGTGCTGCGATAGGTACAGGAATACTCCCCGGTCTTGGCACGGTAGTAGGTGGTATAGCTGGTGCTACGCTTGCTAACCTCCCTTTCTTCTATGGTATGAACCGTGAACGTCAAAAAGAAGCCATAGAACAAGGCATTAAAACAGAAGTAGATGAAGGGGCTGCTTTCTTAACCGCTTTACCACAAGCATTACTTGATGGTGTTGTAGATAAGTTATTACTAGGGGCGGGAAAAGGTTTTGGGTTTACTGATAAAGCAATTCGTAGTGGAGGGTTATTTACCAGAGGTGCTAAGGGTATAGGCACAGGTGTAATTACTGAAGCTCCTACTGAAGTAGGCCAACAAATGTTAGAACGTGCCCAAGCTGGGTTATCGTTAGACAGTGATGAAGCAATAGCAGAGTACAGAGAAGCCGCGATTGCAGGTGGTTTATTAGGTGGTGCAGTTAGTGGAACGGTTAATGTTGGTAGAGGAAGAATCCAACAAGAAGATACGAATGTTATAGACAAAGACGGAGAAGATGCCACACCTATACCCACAAAAACAACACCTGTAGGAGCGGCAGGGTTAGGTGCGCTTGCAGATGCAGAACAAGGTGACCTTACCGATGCAGATGTAGACGAGGCTAGAGAACAATTAGATACAGTTAGTCAGGTACAGGATACTGATAAAAAACTAAAAGAAATAGTAACTGATGAAGACGTAGAAGAAATATTACGTAAAGCGGGTGAAGAAGAAACAAGGGCGCAAGAAGAAGCAGGTGCTGCGTTGGATGCAGCGGCAGAAGCAGAGGCAGGGGCAATAACAGAAACCCGCGGTGCTACTGAAACTGGAGATGAAAGAACAGTAGACCCTACAGAAGGTGAAACAGTAGTAGGAGCAGAAACCCGCGGTGCTACTGATACTGGAGATGTTAATACAACTCTTACGCCAAGAGAACAACGCTTTCAAGAAGCTAAAGAAAAGGCGGCGGCGGAAAAGGCAGAGGATGAAGCGAGAGTAGACGCAGAAACCCGCGGTGCTACTGAAACTGGAGATGTTGAAACAGCCCCTACTGAATTAGAGGCGTTAAGAAAAAGACAAGAAGAAATAACAAACGTCCCCGCTGCTGAAATGACGACGGAGTTAGTTGAAGAGTATCAAACAAATCAAGAAGTACTTAGTGAGTTAGAAACTGCCGAAAGAAAAGCGGGCGCAGAAAAATTAGGGATTGGTGCTTTTGCTCCACTTAGAGAAAAATTAATAGACCGTCGTAAACAACCTAAAGTAGTTGCTGAGAAAAAAACTACCGATGTAGAAACCGGAACAGAAGTAGAAGCCGAACCAGAAGATAGACTCGAAACTATTGCTAAAGCAGCCGATACAGTAAAAGAAGAAACGCAAGAACAAATAGAGGCAATAAGTCAGGTAGAAGAACAAGCCATAGACGACGCAGAAAAGCTGCTAAGGAAAAAAGGTTTTAGCAGCAGGAAAGCTGAAGACTTCACCGATGAAGAGATTAGTACCTTTGCTATGGCAATACCTGCGTTAGAAAGAAGTAAAATGTCTACGAAAGAAAAGACTGAATATTTTGAGCGTATTTCTATTGACTACCAAACTGATTTTATTGCTAAAGAAGGGCGCGAGCCAACCAACGAAGAAAGAAATGAAATATTTAACCGAGTTAAAAAAGAAGTAGATGCAGAACAAAAGTTAATTTCTACAAGACTAGGTAAACTAAAAAAAGCTACTAAGCCAGTACAAACTAAAATTGAAGACGAAGCCGCTGCCATTGAAGCCGCAAAAGACGAAAAGCCCATAAGGGAAAGGCTTGATACTACGACTGAGGTTAAAGAAGCAGAGGTAGGTGTACTAGAAGCTAGAGAAGAAATAGAGAAAGGTGAAGTAGAAACTTTTGAAAAGAAGCTGAAAGACTCAGAAAAAACAAGAACTACTTCTAAAAAAGAACAAGAAGAAATACAGAAATTAAATGAAGCAATAGGCGAAGATTGGGAGCAAACCCAATCTGAAGCGTATAAAGCTTTTGTAGATAGTGGCAAACAAAAAGTGGATGCTCCTAAACTACCTCCAAACCTTAGTGACTCAGAAGCTATAACAGAACTTTTCTTAAAAGAAGGGAAACCAACCGAACAAGAACAGGATGCGATTACTTACTTAACTGCACACCCAACCTTGGAACGTAATCTATTTGATTTGGCTTATGATGCTGCGGTAGATGCCTCCGCATACCAAGGCTCTACAGATGCTTCCGTTGCGGAAAGAGAATTTTTCGCTGGTAAAGGCGGCGTACACAAAGATAATGCTCTTGCTTGGGTTAGAGATAACTTATCTGCTGAAGCAAATATGTGGGTGTATAATGCAACGGAAAGTCAAATTGCTAAACTTGAGCGAAATCCACCCCTTACCGCAGATTATTACAGCGTAAATAAAAAAGCATCTCCATCGCCTCTTGGTTTTGAAAAACCCGTTAACACGCCGCAAGTATACGATGGCTATTTTAATGCAGCCTTAAATTTAGCTAAAACAAATAGAGTAAATACTCCTGAGTTTCTTGCGCTCTTAAATACATTACCTCCAAAAGAACAAGACAGAATAAAAGCGGAAATAAAACAGGATATAGAAAAAGCAAGAGAAGCAGAAACACAAAGCCTAGCGTTGCCCAAAGACTCTGAACTTAACCTTGATGTGCCCATGCACCCCATTGTTATGACTCAATTACGTAATGGTGATTTAGCAGGTGCGCTTCGATCTTTAGCAACCACTTCATCTAACCCCCGTGTAAAGAGCATAGCTAAAAACCTAGCTAAAGTAGTAGGTGAAACCAAACTAAAAACTTCTAAGAATTTAAAAGCTAAAGACGGTAGGGCGGCTAACGGTCTGTTTGACCCAGAGACCAATACAATAAAACTAGACGCTGATACAGGGTTAAACACGCATACTGTACTGCATGAGATGACTCACGCGGCTACTTCAGCACAGTTGGCAGAAGGTAAGTCTGCGGCTGCTAAACAGCTTAAAAAGTTATTTAATGAAATAAAAGACCAACTAGGAACTGCGTACGGTTCGCTTACTGTAGATGAGTTTGTAGCAGAAGCTTTTGGTAACCCTACGTTCCAACGAGAGTTAGCTTCAATAACTGTCCCTAATACCTTTAAGACAGCGTGGCATAGGTTCTCAACAATAGTATCTAACATACTAAACTTCTTAACAGGTCGCCCACGTATACCACTCGCAGGTAAAGGTACTACTGTAGATGCGTTTACTGACCGACTTACTACTGCACTGTTAGCACCAGCTCCTTCATCACGTTTCTCTGGTGAGTTATTGATGGCGTTTAAAGAAGGTAATGCTGCTAGTGCTGTAAGGAATTACGGAAGAAACGTAGTAGAAGCAGTAAAGAGTATTGATGAAAAGGTTTTATCTGACGGGGCCGGAGATTTATTAGAGAACGCTAAAAAAGCAGCCAAAGTAATTGGCCTTGCTGCCCTTAATACTCAATCTTTAGCTGATGTATTAACAAAAACATTAGGTGTAAAAGGTGCTTATAAGGTACACCAATTAATAGAAAGGCAGTCGGGGTTAATAGATAAGGAAAACGACATACTAGATGGCACTGCTAAACAGATAGAGGATTTCTTAAAGGCCAACCCAGACAAAAAAGAAACTTTCGATCAACTTATAGGTAAAAGCACAATAGAACAAGTCGATCCTTCCAAGACTAAAAGTGAAGCTGAAGCAGCATACGATTCAGAAAAACTTGCTGTATGGAAGGGTATGCAAACGGATTGGAACTCTCTTGAAGCAGAGGGACAAGCAGAATATATCCGATTGAGAGATGCGTATAAACGACTATTTAATAAACTTAAAGAAGCTTTAGAAACTAGATTTAACATAATAGAAAGAGAAAACCCTGATAACGAAGCGGTCAAAGAGTTAAAAAACACACTGTATCAACGGTTGATGGAAGCGGCTACGATTGAACCTTACTTCCCATTAACCCGCACAGGGGAATACTGGATACGGTATACAGCGACTCCAACTGATAGCAACGGTAATGCCATAGGGCCACCAGAAGTAACGGTAGAAGCACTTGATACAAAAGCTGCACGTACTAGGCGTATACGTTATCTAAAAAGCATTAGCCCGCAAGAAGATAACGCTCAAATAGCAGACATAAAGTTCTTTAATAATATAAGTAATATGGATTTTGATAACGTAGCTCCAACTTCTTTTGTATCCCAAATGCTACAAGTGTTGCAGGGTGCAGGAGTAGAAAAAGATGTTCAGCTACAAATAGCTAGAAACTTTATTGATGCTGTACCTGAGTCTTCTTTCCTTAAATCTTTACATAAAAGAAAAGGAACCGCTGGATATAACGTAGATGCTATGGATGCGTACCGACAAAAAGCTTATAGCATAGCTAGACAAGCGGTAAATATAAAAGTAACGGAAGAGTTGTACTCTACTCGCGATGATATACGGAAAGAACTTACTAAGAAATTAGAAGCTGTTGCAACACTTGAAGGTGATTTGGCTGATGCAAAACGGCCCGCTGATGAAAACCGCACACCTAGTCAAAGGGCTAAAGAGATAGCGGCTATAGAAAAGCAAATGGAAGAACTAGGTGCTAACAAATACATTAGTAAGGAAAATATAGACGCTGCGGTAGCTGAAATAAACGCTCGTATTTTACAGGCAACTTCACCCGCAGATAATTGGGTAGAAACAGTAGCGAAAACAGCAAACCGTTTAGCGTTTTTAGGTACTATCGGGTTTAGCGCAGCATCTACTATTGTCAATATGGGCCAAGTACCTATGGTGGTAGTTCCTTTCTTAGCGGGCAAAACTGATTTTACTACCGCAGGTAGGGCTGCGATGACAGGTATGAATCTGTTTGCAGGTAGTGGGCTTAGTAATAAGTTACCTGTTTTAGATAGTAATAATAAAGAAAAAGACATAGAAGTTAGAGGTATGCCATCTATCGATAACTATTATACAGCGGATAATGACGGTAATTTAATACTACGCGACGATATAGAAGACGTTAAAAACTACTATGCCATGCCCATAGATGACAAAGGTAACACTAAGATGTTATCTAAAAAGGAACTTCTAACCATTCTTAAACCTTTAATAACAGAAGCGGGCGATAGATCCCTGCTTAACCGATCTCTAGCTGCGGATACGCTTGGTGTAGAACTAGCGGGTAAGAAGAGAGGAACTAAACTTAGAGAAGGATGGGATAAATTTAATTTATGGAGTGCCTTGCCCTTCCACACAGCAGAGCGCATGAACAGGCAAGTATCTTTGATTGGTAGTTACTTAAATGAAGTAGCTAGAATGAATATGAAGCCTAACAAAGCGAAAGGAGAGAATAATCTCACTGAACAAGAAATATTCGAGACAGCGATAGAAACAGCCTTATATGACACACAGCAGACTAATGGCGGTGCTACATTATCCACTTCACCTCGTATAGCGCAAAAGCATATAGGCCGCGTTGCTATGATGTTTAAGACATACGGATTTACGATGTACTACCATCAGTTAAAGATGGCCCTGACTGCACTACAACAAGCAAAAGAAAACGGTTTAGACGACTACACTATACGCCAAGCGAGAAGGCAGTTGGTGGCGAGTTTAGGTGCTACAGCGGTGATGTCAGGACTGCAAGGACTTACTATAGTAGGGGTGTTTGAAGGATTAGCAAATCTTTTCCTAGATGATGAAGACGAAGATGCAGAGACTTATATTCGTAAGTTTCTTGGGGAACCCTTGTACAGCGGCGGTTTGCAGTATCTAACCATGTTTGCTGGTGACATTTTCGGGGCAGATACAGAACTAGATATAGCCTCTCGTATAGGTCTTTCGCACCTCATATTGGGTAATAACAAATATGACTTTAATGAGTCTGCTAAAGAAGAATTTGTAAATATATTAGGTGGCCCCGCATTAAGTTACGGTTCGTCAATCGCAAGAGGTGTAAATGATATATACAACGGAGAGATGCAAAGAGGTATAGAAAGTATCGTGCCTTCTGCTATTCGTAATGTATTAAAGACCTTTAGGTATTCTGACTTTGACGAAGGTACGGCTCGCACTCGACGCGGTGATCCCATAGTAGATGACTTAAATCCTGCACAAATGACCGCTCAGTTCTTAGGGTTTGCTCCCGCAGAATACTCCAGAGCGCAAGAGATAAACCAAGACATCAAGCGTATAGACCGATCAGTTAACCAAAAACGTACTAAGCTGATGAAAAAATACTACGTTGCTAAACGTATGGGGGACGCAGACGGTATAAGGGAAACGGCAGAAGAAATAAGAGAATTTAACAAACGACATAGGAACAAAGGGCCAAAGGTTAGGATTAGCACAGAAAGCCTTATTAGATCTATGAGGATGCACGCAAAAACTTCATCCGAGATGCACAACGGTATTACGTTAAGTCCCAATATAAGAGAGTACTCTAAAGAATTAGCTAATGAATATGCTAGGTCAGGGCTTTTTTGAGATGACCCCTTACCGAATAACGGAACGATAAGGGGCCGAGTCTAGGGGAGTTTGTGCAATGAAAGTTATCACATTACGTTAAAAATTCTATCACATAGTTCTCCAAAAACGCACGCCTAATTTACCTTTTTCTACACGAACTTCATGTTGCAAAGTCATGCCTTTGGTATGACCTACTTCTATAGTTTCTCTTAAGACCTTATCAGTATTGATACAAGGTATGAACATAGAAGCCCCAACTACCATGTCCGTCCATTTAATAACTATCCGTATGCCATCAGGAGCAACGTCATCAATCTTCCGCATCAACGTCTACACTAGAGCAGTCTACTGAAATCACATCGGTAGATGGCAACTGCATATGTGTGCCCTTACCCAAACGCATTTTGGTTCTTTTCGCGCCAAGCTTATCTGTTAAGTCTTGTAAGAAAGAAGCGTAGTTTATCTGCTGCGCTCCACACCAAGTACGTAAGAACTTAGGTACTAAATAAGCACGTTTTGTGTCTGTCTCGTACCTAGCAACTAAAGCTCCTCTCGGCAAGGCATCGGGGACAATTAGTTGATTGAGTCCATTATTTTGAGCCTTTCGTAGATCATCGGTGCTTTTGATCTGTAATATATTGTTCCAGTTCTCGTTTATATAATCATTAAGCAACTGCTCTACAGACTCGTTCATATCATTAGAGGCGTTCTTATTCTTCTTAAGTACTTCTAGTATCCACTTATAAACAGGCTTGGAGTCGTAGGGTAGTAGACCTATCTTATTGCATAGAATCAAAGCGGTTAGAGAACACGCAACCCCTGCTGACCAGAACCTGTTCTCCGCAGCCAACCCTGCATCCTTATCTATACGCTTCTGTACGTGTTCTAATATCCCTTTTATCTCTTCCAAGTTGTTAATAACGCACTGTACGAACGGTATACCCGCGTGTCCCCAATGGTTAAATATCTCTTTGCTAAACTGATCTGTCTTCTCCTTGTCAGAAGGAGACTTAAACATCTTATCTACTTTGTACTCTAATATACGCTGTGCTTCTGCCTTGGGCGCATTTTTGTACATCCCTATACGTTCGATAATACTTACGTTACCTGTAGACACAGAGGTAAAGCTCCATGAAAGACCGTTGTATCGCTCTACGTTAGCACTGCCTGTAAGTCGTCTACGCTGCCTACCACTAACATACTGGTAAGCTAAGTTACTTAAATCTTTAGGACTGAGGTTAGTAATCTCATCTAGGAAAAAAGGCAAGCTATGATAAATTTCACCCCGATTCATCTTAGTGTTTAGGGTATCTTCTTTCTCCATTAATAATTCTTTGGGGTTACCCCACGGAGTTAACGCCGCATACAGTGCTGTTGTTTTTCCGTACCCTGTGTCCTTACTGTGAATATGTAAAGAGGCGCACGCTACTGGCATGAGTTCCATAAGAATAGAACCAAAAGAAGCCCCAACAACGTATTGATAAGCCTCTTGTCCTTCTTCATTAAAAAACCCCATCACCTCTTTCCAGCCTTCTAATGTACCTTTCGGTTCAAACGCATGGAATAGCCCTGCTGTGTTAGTAGAAGGCGGGTTAAATGCTATACGATCCCCAAATATCTCCATATTCCCTAGTATAAAAGACTTCATCTCTTCACTAGTCCAACCAAACTGTCGGTGCGCTTCATCAGCCGTAGCACTGGCTTGTAGCTCGTTCACCCACGTAGTTGTGTATTGCATAAGTTCGTCCATCCTACTAACAGCTACGCCCTGCATAGACATATGTTTACGAAACTCCTCCTTAGAGGTGGCCGCAGTAAGAGGCACTGTAAATTCCCTTACTCCGTCTTTGGGCAGGTGAAGCCGCATAACAATAGCTTCACCCATCTCTGCATCGCGTATACGTTTAACTACATACAGGTCATTATGATATACCATCTTCTCTTCTATCTCTCCATCAGCACTACTGGAGCGAATGTATATACCCCCCTTTGCCCCTCTAAAATAAGGGCGGGGGTAGTCAGGTATGGTATAAACTTGAATTGGATTATTAGGTCTATCTGCCGAAGGAGCTTCAACTACGTTATCTCCTTCTTGTGCTTCTTTTATAGCTTTACCCAACACTATGGGGGATTTTATCTTCCCCCAATGTTTACATTCAGTACATACGTTAGGATTAAACTCATCAAACTTATCGCATAGGTACGGGCCTTTTATACCCTGTACCTTCTCAATAGTTTCTTCTTCTGAAAACTCTGGATGCCGTTTAGATATGTTAAATATAGCCTTATCAGAATCGACGCAAAACTTAGCTATAGACAAACCCGCCCGCCACATAGGTTCGGTACATTCTTCTTGATTTCCAATTATCGCTGCTAGTTGAGCGCATCCATTGCCTTCTTCTGTCTTAACTAGGATGTCTCTAAATTTGGTTTCCATGTTTCCCATCAAGGCATCCATCATTGCGCTTGAGGGGGCAGGGGTAAACTTCTTAGGCACTGGTATCGCTTCGCCGCCAAGTATTTCCGCGAACTCTTCAAAGTCTACTAATTCAGGTACTTCTACGCCCATAGGAAGCACTGGAAGAGGCGGATCTCCTTTGTGGTTATGGGTGTACGGGATACGAAGTACTCGCGCCGCATCAGCAGTTACCGCTGGATCTGGTAAGAACTTATGGAGACCACAGTAACGCTTCAGTTGTTCCGCTACAGGTAGCCATTTCTCATACGATACTGCTTCTGATAAAGCCCAATAAACGTGTATACCTCTACCAGAACTAATGATAAGAGGTTTGGGTAGCCCCACTGCTTTAGCGAAACTACGTAATGCGTGTATCCCTTCGGTCTGGTTTACGTATTCTTTGCTAGGGCCACAATCAATATCAAAGAAAAATGACTTTAACTCTTTAACATTAAGTGTTTTACGAGACCCTGCTTCTTTAAAGGTTCCTAACGCAAAGTACGTATCGAACCCTTCTTGATCTAAATTTGTTGCTGTGTGTATTAAGTCTTCTAGTGATGTATAAAATTTCTGTGTTCTTTTTTCTTCTGCAAGCTTTGAAGCGAAGAGGCAGTAATGACCATCCCCGCTAAGTACTCTCTGTAGAAATGTTTTTGAATCCATACCCTTTTACCCATTTTACCCAATGTACGAAGACACTACGGCAGGGTGGAGAAACGCACGAACCCACCTTTTCGATCTGCCGAAACCTAGCCGTAGTGAAAACTATGAGGAGTTAGTCGTCCCACTCAGAGAGAACGTCAGCTATTTCAGACTTCTCTTCTTTAGGAGCCGCTGATTTTTTAGACATCTTCTTAGGTTCTTCAACCTCAAGAGTATCGTCTTCCTCGGAAGCAGTATCGGCAACAACTTCTTCAAATGGATTATCATCTGAAGAGTCGTCGGATGTAAAGCCATCAACCGCTTTAAATGGAGAGTTGACACTTCTTGGAACGTACTGGATAACTTGTACTGCTTTTAAACGCAGAGAAACGCCTGTTCTATCTTTATCGATAGAGTACGGCACAAAAACAACCGCTACGTTTACCGTACTGCCTGTAGTAAGCTCGAAAGTCTCATCTAGCTGCTTATTCTTCGCATCAAACTGAGCAGGTGCAGGTGTGGGATTGCCGTTGTAGGCCGCAGCAAGCTTAGACTTGAAAGTGAAAGTGCCACTATCCGCGTCTTTCTTGAAAGGGTTCTTGATCTTCTCAGGCCAAGAGTCTTCTTTCTGACTAGCATATGCGCTAGACATAGCCTTCCAAAGATCCTGTGCTTGACCTTTGTTCATACGAAAATCTATTTCGTACTTCGCTTGGTCGTCGGTAGCATCGCATGGGACACTACGCTTTTCCTTATTATCAAACCGATAAGGGCGGTTTATCTTAGGCCACAAAGCCTCTACATCTTCCACGATGTACTGTAGGTTTTGGTTCTTATCCATTGCGTTCTCCTAAACGTCTTACTGTAAACTTACTGAATGGAATGAATGTATCAACGAAGCTATCGAAGATAACTTGTATGATCGAACCCCTCTACCTCTTTAAACGGAGATACAACTTTGTCTCCCCCTCTGACTAAGGTTATAGCCTGTAAGGTGTCGGGATGTGATTCCAATTCAGCCACTTTATTCAACTCCTCTTCGTCTAGCACACGCATCGGACGAAATCGAAGCCTTGGTATGTAACCGTCCTTTTCAAAACCCATTCTGGTTACAACCGTTATCGCAGAGGTATTGTATTCGTTTAAATGTCTAGCATAGTTCTGCATCGACATCCATCCGCTACCCGCAGGGCCAAATAGGCTAGTGGCAGGTAGTTGAATCTGAAATACCTCTTCCAAGTTATCCTCCAATACGACTGCAATACGCTGTGAATATTTACACGCTCTTGCATTGTTACCTCCAGACCCTTTTATGTTGTGTGGACAATCGATACAACGAGTCGCCTGTCTATGCACGCTAGGCACATCTGGGTCAGGTCTTTGTGTATCGGATGACCAACAAACAGGTGCTGTCGGCTTACTAGGATCGTATTGGTTTGCATAATATATTCTGGAAACTCTACCTGCGTTCACGATCACCGCATCTAAAGTATCAGAATCAAATATATGCGTTTCAGTCCCGTCGATAACTTTACGGAACTTGCCTTCCCTTAATGAAATACGATCAGTCATTAGAAATCTTTATCCAAGTCTTCTAATACTTCTTGTGGATCGACTTCATTAACTGCTTCTTCAAGCATGGGTTCTTCTTTTGCTTTCGGCTGTTCGCCTAACAGTGCATCCGATATGAGGTTCAATTCAAACCTAAAAGTCTTACCGACTTTAATGTAGGTATGTTCAGGTATGCTACCGTTTCGTATCCATGCTCTGACGGTGGATTCAGATACTTTAAAATGATCTGCCACCTTCTTTATTTCAACAAACTCTCGTTCTTCAGACATTATGCCCCCTTGGCTTTTCGCACGCCTATCGTGTATTCAGAGTTAGACTGAACACCATCGATGGTTGCTTCTGGATTATCTTCAAAGAACTGTTCTAAGTTGTTCTGGTGAATCCGTGCTTGTAGTAATTCAGGGTTGCCTGTTTCCTTAATAAAGTCATAGACCTTACCCCAATCGCTAACAAAGTAATTCTTTTTCACTGAACGATAGAAAGTCCCTGCCTCCGTCTTAACGCTCTTAGCCCCTGTTTCCTTGCAATGGTCAAGAAAAGCCTTCTTTATAACGTCCTGTTGACGTTCAAGTTTTCCGTCTTCTTCTTCCCATTCCTTTTTGAGCTTCGCTCGTTCG